AAGCAGTCGAGGCTAATAATCTTGATAGAGCCCCTGTCAATTGATTGTTAGCCTCGACTGCTTCCTCTTGGGTTTTTGCACTACCAACAGAAGCACGAGCTTGGGTGACTTCCGTGAGGACAGACTTTTCATGTTTTGCATAACCTTTAACAGTTTCCACAAGATTTGGTACTAAATCAAATCTTTTTTGAAGTTGTACATCTACCTGAGCCCAGGAATTATCTACCCGCTCTCTTAATTTCACTAATTTGTTATAACATAATATTGTTAAAATACACATCTTGCACCTCGCACATTTATTATATATTTATTATAACTTTTAACTCACATCAAGTAAATGAATAATAGCAATTTACTAAATGAGTTATTAACCAAATATCACACTTTTTTACATTTTGTTTTTGGCGTTATGGCTCTAAAACATCATTTTACTATAAGATTAAATTTGAACACTGTATACAAAACTATCTAACAAAAAGAGGGTCAGACTAAACATCAAACCCTCTTCGCGTATGTCTAGAAACATAACATTTGATACAATTTCGTACCCCTTCAAAAAAGTTCGTACCCCTCTTTAATTTTTCGTACCCTTTCGTACCCCTATAAAACAAAAGAAAAGCCACCCTTGAAGGATGACTTGATTCTACAGGTTGCCTACCTGCGAGCGTACAGCTATCTATTACGGCCCATAGGTACTTGAATGCCGAGCATCACCATAACTTAGTGCTATCTAGGGAACGTTCATGACCACTCACTATTATTATACGAGTCTAGTTTGGAATTTACCTTAATTTATTTTAATTTCCTTACCATTTCTAAAATTGAAAGTAATGCTGCCGTCTCTGTTGACTACTGCTTTATCGATAAGGTAACTCCAAATGTCCTCATCATAGGCTTCTAGAATATTTGGTCTGTTTTCTAAATCATCAATGAATGCCTGTAGGTATTTTGCTTGAGCATTCTTCTTTTCTATCTCAAGCCCTACTTGCTCTATTTCGTTGATGACTTTTTTATGCTCTAAATCGTATGAATCATATTTCTTTTGAAACTCATCTTGATCCAATGCTTCAGTGCTGTTTTGCTCTATCAGGTTCTTAACAAGAATAATGATGTCCTCTGCCTTTTGATTTAAGGATGCAAGCTTATCCTCAAGTTCTGATGTGTTATCCAGGATTTGAATCATCTCTTTGCAGTCCTCGACTAATTGGCTTCTGTTTCCAATGAACTCATTGTAGGCAAGGATGAACTTTGATTTTACTTCCTCTTCAGTAACGAATGGAGTTTGGCAAATATGGTCATGGTTATATTTCCTATTGCAGCGATATTTAACGCAGCGATATTTATCTGTTGAATGCAGAACCTTTGCACCATAGTAAGAACCACAATCACCGCATACCAGTTTGCATGAGAACTCATTGCAGCTGTTGAAGCCTTGTGCTAAGCTTCCACGTCTTTCAAACTCTAGCTGAACCATCAACCAGTGGTCTTTTGAAACAATAGGTTCATGGTGGTCCTCAACATATATCTTTTCAAGCTCACCTTTATTCTTTACTGCAACATGGTCTAAGAAGTTTTTAACGTAGGTTTTCTGCATTTCGCAATCGCCTTTATACTTCTCGTTTTTAAGAATTGAAGTAACTGTGGTAGTACGCCAATGGTCTTTATGTCCTGGAGTCTCAATTCCACGTTCCTCAAGCATGTGGCATATCGTATTTACTGATTTTCCTTTTAGGAACTCTCTATAAATGAACCTAACGACTTCTGCTTGTTCTTCATTTACCTTAAGACCTATCTTTGCGTTTTCGTGTTTGTCATATCCTAGAAAATTACTGTAGCCGACTTGTGAATAACCATCGACCGCTTTCTTTTTCTTACCCCACTTAACGTTCTCGGATATGTTTCTGGATTCCTCTTGAGCCATACTAGCAAGAATGGTAAGCATTAGCTCTCCGTTTGAATCAAAGGTGTAGACGTTTTGTTCCTCAAAGAAGATCTCGACTCCCTTTGCCTTCAATTCTCTGGTAAGGCTGATGGTGTCTAAGGTGTTTCTGGCAAAACGAGATACTGATTTTGTGACAATCAAATCGATAAGTCCTGCTCTTGCATCGGCAATCATCTTATTGAAACCATCTCTATGTTTTAGGTTGGTTCCTGATATACCTTTGTCGGTGTAAATGTCCACGAACTTCCATTCAGGTCTGCTGGCTATGAAGTTCTTGTAATAATCAACTTGAGCCTCGTATGAGTTGGCTTGCTCTTCCTGTTCTGTTGAAACACGAGCGTATGCTGCAACTCTTCTTTTTTGAAGTGAGTTATTTGGAAGCTGTGTCAAAGGATTTATTTTGCTTGGTATAATTCTAACATTTGCCATAATCAATGCTCCTTTCTCTTGCTTTCAATTTCATATCATCGGTCCAGCTATCTTTTCTAGATGGACTTTGCCATATGACTTCTTTTGTAGTTCCATCTTTAAAATGAAAAACCAGCCTGTTTCCGTTGAATGCATCAATGCTGCTTACTCTTTCTTTGAATATAATCTCGTCAAAGGAATCCATGTTTAATGCTTCAGCACTAGCTTTCCTTAAGACGTCATCTCGTATTTTCTTTGAAGCACAGTAGGCTTTGCCTAAGTCATCATATTGTGAGCACACCCAATTGTCGTAATACTTAGTTGTTTTGTGCTTGAATATATGACCGCACTCTCCGCAGAAAATAAGGCCAGTAAATGGATAAGCTGGACCTTTTCTTTGTCGGTTCTTACCTTCCGCCTTTATCTTCCTAATCCTTTGAACTTCATCAAATACTTCTTTTGAGATAATTGGTTCATGGTTATTCTCAACTATGTATAAAGGCTTCTCACCTTTGTTTTTCTTGTTTCTTTTATTGATGTGGTTATCAGTAAAAGTCTTTTGAAGATGAAGCGTACCAGTGTAATTTACGTTTGATAAGATTTCAGATATTGAAGTTTTGTTCCAAAAGCCACCTGTATAGCTTTTTATTCCTTCGTTTGTTAGGATTCGAGAAATCTTACAGAAGCCATTTCCAGCAAGGTATAAATCGTATATTCTTTTAACAATCTTTGCCTCTTCTGGAACCACAGTGAACTTACCTTTTTCAAGTTTGTAACCCATCATTGATGAACCGCCATAAGGTTTGCCTTCTTTGAAGTTTTTTCTGACTCTCCATAAGGTGTTCTCGCTGCATTGTCTCGATTCCTCTTGAGCATATCCTGCAAGCAAGGAAATCAAAAACTCACCATTAGAAGAAAGCGTATGGATGTTTTGCTCTTCAAAGAAGATATCAACATTGATGGCTTTCATTTCTCTAATGGTCTTTAAGCAGTCAACTGTGTTTCTGGCAAATCTTGATAGGGACTTAGTAACGATAACGTCAATCTTACCTGCTTTGGCGTCTTCAATCATTTTGATGAAACCTTGTCTGTTGCTCTTGGTTCCAGTCATGCCTTCGTCAGAATAAACACCTACGTATTTCCAGGAGTCATGCGATTGGATCATCTTGCTAAAATAACTGACCTGACTAGATAAGGAATGAAGCATTGCATCTTTGTCACTAGATACTCTAGCATAGGCTGCAACCCTGACTACCTTTGGCATTTGTTTTTCTTTCGATATAATCTTGATTTCTGCCATTTAGTTATTCCTCCTTTTGTATCATAGTAATCGCTCTAAAAGAGGAATTTATCAAGTCATTTGTGCGATATAAACTGGTCTTTCCAAGATTATATTTTTTAGCCATCCTATCTTCTATTTTTAGATACTCTTCCCAGCTTATAATTCCTTTAAAAAGCATCTGCTTAGCCTGTGTGATGGCATTAAGATAATTGATCTCATTTTGATTCATTATCGCCACCCCCTTTTCTAAAGTTGTCGTAGCATTCTCTAGAACAGAATTTCCTTTTAAGGCTCCTGTATGAATAGAACTTTTTATGGCAGCATAAACACTCAACCTCAAAGTTAGTCTTTAGTGGCTTTCCTTTGTTTTGCAACCTTCTGTATTTGAACCTGCAGCTATCACTGCAAAAAAGCTTCAATCTGACTCCTGCAGGTTGAACGAATTTCCTACCGCAGCATTTACATACTGAGGTGTCTTCTAGCGATTTAAGGAACGAACTAATAGTGCTTTTAGAAATACCGAGTTCTTTAGCAATGGCTCCATAACCACTACCTGATTCCTTCATTTCAATTATTCTTTTCTTTTCGATGTCATTCATGAGCAGTTCCTCCTTCGCTATATGGAGAAAAATCAGTCATTTTGACCACCCTGACCACCAGAGAAAATTTCATATTTCTTCCTAATCTGGTCACGAGTTTTTTGAATCGCAGAAAGATTTGTTTTTTCGAGCCTAGCTACCTCTCTTAGGCTGTTGCCCTCTTCCAAAAGCTCAAGCCTTCTTAATTGAGTAGGAGTTAGTGTTTTCTTAAATTCATCAACTCGCCTTTGTTCATCTTCACGTTCACATATCTCTGCTGGCGTTGGACTTGGATCAGCAAACCGCATGCCTTCATAATCCAATGAATCCAAAGAAACAGTAATCCAGTAACGATCTCTTCTTTTCGCATTTTCCTCGATACGTTCTTGTTCTACGTACCACTCACCAAACTCGTCATCAACCTCTACTTCTTGAATGACTCTTCCATCGTTGTCTTTTAACTTAATTAACATGATAAAAACCTCCAAATCAGATTTTTTGTTATCCTGAAATGGAGGCTTTATTGCTTCTCATCTGACACTTTTATGGCGTGGCAAAAAAGAATGGCTTAGATTCATCCATTTCAGTTTTGCATCGTGTCTACCATAAAGACTTCAGATGCTTTTATTTCGCACTGGCATGGTAACTAGTATCCAGTGACTAAAATCATGAATTCTTTAGTCCCCGTCGAGACTATTTCTTGATTTCTACTTCTATTGTACTTTTAAATGCTTTTTCGTGCTTTCCACCATCTTGGGTGGCTATTGGGTACCCAATAAGGGCATAAAAAAAGACCTCCATTTCTGGAGATCCTTTAATCTTTTATAAACGATATAATTAGTTGATAATGCCTTTTGCAAATCCATATCTTCCTGTTTCCTCATCCTTAGTAAAATAAACTAGGTTAACTGATGAATAATCGAGTTTTGTAGGAAGACTGTTTTCAATAACAATTACCTGCTTATCAGCAGTCGTTTCTTTAAGACATTTAAATAATCCTAATTTCATAGATTCTTCATCTGCTATGTTGTTGTTTTCGACCAAAGACTGAATCGGTGAATCCATAACAAGGAAAGGCATCGGATACACACCTTCATTATGAAGACAATTATATAACGCATATACTGCTAATCCATTAAGATAAGCACGATAGCCTTGTCCTTGAGTTCTTTTATGCTTGCCATCAATTACGAAATCGAAAGCTTCAAAGGTAGCAAGATCTTCATGCTTATAATTGCCAAGAGTAAGTAATCGATTATACTCAACAGTTAGTTTTTCAATGATTGCTGTATACTTTGACATGACATCAAATGTTGTATTTTCATCCTTAAGACCAACTTCAAGTTCT